TATGGTCATTGTAGCCATAAATAGGAATCTTATTTACAGTCTCTCTGTACTGTAATTGGTAGCCTAACTCTAGGTGAACGCCGTTAACAAATATAGCTACGTTACTGGCTGTTGGGAAGAAGTTTGTCACTGGTTATTCAGCCTATCTATATAACGTCTAGCCGAGGCTATGTAGGTTTCAGTAGTGTTGTACGCTTTTTTAAGGCTAGCTAATATCTTATCACCGACATTAGCAAAACCGTTGTGTGTAATTTTTTCATCTGTATTAGCTCTTTTTACTGATACAGAAGTGCTTATAAGTGGTAATACATCAGTAGCTACATAAGAGTATACTACCTCTGTGTATAGGTCATCTACGCTATATGTAGTACCATAGTTAACCAATGTGATACCATGGATAGCATGTATAGCTGCCCCACCCTTCTCATTGGAGGCATTGATTATAATGCTAAAAGGAGGTAGCTGATCCGACATCATAGATGTAGATGCGGCTAGTGTGCTCTCTGCTATGGACTCATCATATACGTCAGCGAACACGTCTTGGTTAACAGATGCAAATACCATAGTACCTGCAAAGGTTCTAGCCCCTCTAGTGTAAGCCAATGGACTGGATCTACCAAATACTCTGACCGGGCTGATAGATCTGGTACTAGAAATAGATAGTGTTTGAAGCTCGCCGAATACCTTGAACTTAGGAGTACTGACTCCCTTTATGGACGAGGCTGTACTATTAGGTAAATACAATATTGCTTGTATATCAATACCAGAATATGATTGCATACTCTGTCTGCCCAAAGAAGGAGCCAGAAGTCTAGCAACTTCGTTATTTACAAATATGTTAGGTTGTGGTTGGGCCATAAAAAAAGGGGCTAATAGGGATTACCTATTAACCCCAAATTGTTAAAGACTAGCTCAGGCGCCTACGAAAGAGCTAGATCTACCGTCCTCATTTATTCTGATGTAACCCTGATCCTTCCATGGTGTTACAGCAGTTGCAATGTAAGTGCAAGCTTCGTCAGTAGTGATGTCGTTTATGGATAGAGATGAACCTACGTTCAGAATTTCTACACCATGAATCATCATTCTAGCTACGCTACCGTATTCGTTTGACGCTGTTATTACAACATCAAAAGGCAATACTTGGTCAAGATAATTAGGCGCAGCTATTACCTTGTCTATTGCAATTCTTGATACAGTAGGTGAAGCGGCTCCTACAGCCGGACCTATGATACCAGGAGTTATCTCAATGGTATCTACGTTTACGTCAGCTATCTCAAAGCCCTCTGGTATAGAGTACCTATTGGCTATATAGGGTCTAGTTCTCATAGCTTCCAATAGAGCGGATCTATCGAATACTACGAACACCATTGAGCCTGCTATACCACGCTTTCCTCTAGAGAAAGAGCGGGGGTCAGCCTCACCCATAGAGTAGATAGGCGCCTTTTCTCTTTGAATAGTGAAGGATATACCTTGAAGCTCACCTAGAATCTTCCCTCCGAAGGTGACAACCATGTCAACTCCGGAGAAAGAATTGTAAGTTTTCTGGAAGGTGGAGCCTGATCTACCTGCCCCTGAGGGGGCCAGACCTTTATTTCCTGTAGTCATTGTTTACTCCTTAGAGTTCCTTGCTTAGTGACACCACAAGGTTGATCTGTGTGATCTCAAAGGCTGGGACTAAAGTAAGATTAATATCTAGTTCTCCCAAGACCCTCTGATCTGGAGTAGAGGAAATTGAGAAGCTATAGGCATTCAAGGCACCTTGACCCTTCATACTTAATAGCAATTGATCAATCTCTGCATCCAGAGCATTCATTTGTGGCGCATTGTTAGGCTCGCCAATGTACTTGTTAGCAGCAGACCGGATAAGGTCTACAGTAGCATGTACAATTCTGACTGTGCTGAGTCTGACGTAGTCAGACCTGACATATCGTGTAACATTATGAGCACCAGTTACGCCCGAGGCTACAGTTAGTCCATTGGACCGGCTGTACATCGTTACGTGTCTCATACCTGTTAGGTCGTTAGCCTGCCGAGCTGACAACAGCTTGAGCTGGACTACTCCACCTACCTGCTTATTAGTAGTAGAGGACTGAGGAGCTAGGCTAGCTATTAAGCCTGCGTAAGAAGCCGTACCGTCTGTATTACGTGAAGTATTAGAGAGGTAAGCACCTACAGCTAGGGCTCTGGAGCTAGTCTGAGTACCAACAGACCGTAGCGGTGTGGAGAATACGCTTATGTAAGAACCTGCATCTACCTTGACGCTTCTAGAGTCAACAGCAGCTACACCATCGGAGGTATAGGCTTGCCAAGAGCTAAAGTAGCTTGAGTAGACAGAAGTAGCAGAATTTACATCAATGTCACTTAATGTATTCTGGTTCTGATCCGCAGCACCGTATAGCCAGGCTAGGTACATAGGATTGTAGAACTTACCGGAATAGACAGTAGTGTTGAAGCTAGCTGCCGTCTCTGGATAAGCATGGTAAGCATGCCACTCGTTTACTAGTCTTGAGGATGGCGTACCATACTCAGTAGCTGCCATTGCGGTTCTGTATGCCGTAGAGCTTACGCCGTGAGCACCAGTAACCCAATAGGTACCGAATAGAGACGCTAACTCAGCCAGTAAGGTAGAGTCAGAGCTTAAGCCTACAGGTGAGCCTGTGTAGTCAGCGTAGTAGTTGTGCGCGTTGGATACAGGTGGGTTTGGAGCTTGTCTCATAGCCCAACTTAAAACCGGCCGCGTTCCTATTACACCAATACAAGAGTTCTCCTCTGTCGTGGCTTGGAAGCAGAAATTTGCTAACTGCTTACCGAAGTTCCAGCTAGAGACAGGACTTCCAGATACACTGGAGTAGATCTTGTCATCTATGTAGGCACTTACAGGTACAACTACATCTAGAGTTCTATTTCTCAGTACTTGGTAGGCAGAATCAAGATCTTGATATCTACCTGATAACATAGAAGTAGGCTTTACATATTCTAACAGAGCACTACCACTGTAATGGCCTATTACCATTACTTCTATATTAGGGGCACCAGCAGAGATAGCCTCTTCTATGGCGAGAGCAAGCTCGCCCGGGAACTTAGTATCTGGCCAGCCACCGGCTACACCAGACAAATCAAAATACAGTGAGTTAATTGCCTTCTCTACAGACCCTACAGTGAACGGTTCTAGTAATGGAACGGCTGAGTTAGACGTTACACCTAGTAATGTTACTTTCGGACCAGCAGGAGGAGGAGCAATCTTCAGACCTTGGTCGTTTAATACAGTGTTTACACGAGGAAGGTAGTTGGTCATTATATATCTCCTTATTGACGAATATCTAGATCACCAAACATATATTCGCCAGATCTATAGAATAAAGCTCTATACTCATCAGGAGTATAAGCGCCTGACACAAGTTGGTCTGCAATATATTCATATTCAGTCCTGTATGGTAGTGTCTCAGATGCTCCGAGCGATATATCTATTTTCAGTATATCTCGTTGATATACTGCTTCAATTTCTTCGGTTCGAAAGTAAAACTGCGTTCCTTTAACAGGGAAGTTCTGCCGCCATGTAGTTTTCTGATCGTCACCATCGCGTCTCCAAAAAAATACATTGTTCAGACCTTTCTGTCTTAAGTAACCAGTATACAATTTTATCAGCTGCTCGATCCAACTTACTAGTCTCTCAGTGGTTCGGGGACTGCTAGACCAGGCATCAAATCGAACTATGTTATCAAACCACTGACCATATATCTCCACTGTATAGCCTGGAACATAGGGGTCCTTAGTTGACTCCCTAAGTCTAGGTTTTAGTTCCTTTCGACTATCAAATGGCTTACCTAGTCCACCAGGTTCGACTGATTGGATAGACCAGGTAATAGTTGGTGCAATAGGAGGAATATTTTTTAATACTCCCTCAGAATTTGCACTTACAATGTTTAAGAGCGAGTCTGGGAACTCGTGCTCAAATTTTATGTATCGATCAAAATTTAGATACTCTAGTGAGTGTCTAAGCTCTATAGAGGGCGCGTTTACCAGGTCTAGTCTTACAAGACCGTTCCATTGGTTAGTAGTAGGATTTTTGATTACATCAGTAATGGTATACACTTCTTTAGTGGTACGATTACGGATCTTATCCCCTACTAAAGGCTCTATAAAGGCAAATGGGAGAAGAATTATCTGGGGGTTAGCCCTATTAGGTACATAGGACAATTGATGCCTTATAGCCAGTTTTTGGATCAATTCCATGGCCTCTGTTAGGCTCATGTAACCATCATTCCTAGACTTTCTCCTAACCTCAAATTTTTGACGTTCTGGATTAAAATATTGGAGATAAGCATCTCCGAAGTTAGGGAGGTCGTCAGGTACCGACATTAGCTAGGCTCTCTATTAGATCTATTCCCTTGATATGTGAATCCTGTGTCCATAGGACCAGGCCGGCCGTCCTTCACATTTCTCTCTTCTACAGAAAGCTTCCAGAACTCAATCCTACCTCTATCACCCTTGATAGGCACAGCATCTTGTATTTGAAAGTATCTATTTATCCGTAAAGGAAAGTATAGCTCTGCTGTGTCACGATTTTGATCTAATTCTAATATGTAGTCAAATTTACTAATTTGCTTATCGTGCTTTAATACAATATTTCTTTGCTCAGTAGAAATGAGTCCAGGGGAAGCTCCAAAAGCTGCCCCTAGCACTCCCATCCATGTATAGCCTTTTACCAGGAAGTCAGTAAATAGATACCCAGTAGAGAAGCATCTTTTACAAATAGGTGAATCAGAGGTGCCTAGTATTCCCTGGCACGCACACTTCTTAGTATAATCTGCCTGACGTAGACCTAACCACTGGAAGCCAGTACCCTCTTTCTTATTAGGAAAGAGGGGATTAGATTCCCCAGCTAGGGATTTAATAACATCACGCAGATCAGGTAAAACCATTATTACTATTAAGTGAGATTAAGTATGCCTTCCTTAAGATGTAGAACTTGTTTTAGTTTATCTACAGCAAGCTTTACTTCATAAGGAAGCTGCTCTTGAAGAGGATCCAAATAATTGACTAATGCTTCTACTGGCTCAACCAGGTCTTTATGCCGCGCACCGTAAGGATGAGATCCTTGCCACAACTCTAGGTTTTCAGGTCTATTGTCATCGCGGATCCCATTCTTGTGATGTACTGTCTCGTGAGGTAACAGGTAGCGACCCAGGGTCTTTTCCATTACAAGCCGGTGCTCCATAACGTACTTACCTGCTACTGCGTAGGGATGATCTGGAAGATGTACTTTTATGTAACCTTTAGCGTCTACCCTACTTCCCTTCCAGTTATAGTGCTTGAAACCAGAGATGTCTAATCGTTTAGCTCCTCTCTTATGATTTCCAGAGCAAGTCTTAGAGCAGTAGATACCTACGTATTTTCTGTCTTTGGCTCGACTTGGAATATCAAGTCTTTGATTACTACAACCATCTCTCTGACAACTCACTAGAACACCTCGCGTCTTGACACCATTTTTCATTAAGTACCAATACTCGTCTTGGATTTTAACCCACTTCTTAGAGTCAAAGTTCGTTATCACCGATTTCACCGTTAAGTAAGATTCAAAATTCCTTCACTGTTCCAGTTTACAGTGAAGTCAGAGTTGCTAAGCGTCTGAGCACCGAAGTCAACCTGGCCTATAAGGTAGTTAGAGGCAGGTGTGTCACCAGAAAGATAAAGGATACCATACTGCAAGCTACAAGTAAGACCTGTATAGGTAACTGAAGCGCCGGACAGTACAGCCTCATTGTCTACAGAATCTATAAGAACTGTAGTGCTGGGTACTAGGTTACCACCACGTACGTAGTTAGTAGCAACTACTTGACCAGTAATTTGACCAGTTACTGTATGGTTGTGACTGAACTGATAAGCACCGCTTACCAGCGCCATTTTTACTACGCCAGTGAAGAAATTGATAGCACCGCTGAACGCGAGCTTCTTGAAGTTGTTATATACTTGATTAGCCATTAGCTAGCTCCTATCTTGAAGATACCGTTAGTGTTGTTCCAGACTATTTGGAAGGTTCCGTTCGTGCTGGATTGGTTGGCTCCTAGGTCCTGGAATGAGATTAGATGTCTAATCGTATTAGAACCTGAATACCAAAGTACTGCGCCAGAAGCAGTTATAGTAGCTGTATTCCACGAGACATCGCTAGCATCGAAGATTACCTCAGCGCTGCTATTAATAGTCAGTGTTCTACCAGCTAGCAGCCTACCACCAGATAGATAACTACCAAGAGGATCAGCTGATTGATGTACAGAAACATCATACCAGGTCTTGTGACCTGTGTTTGGAGAATAGCTACCGGACAATAAGGCTACGTAGACGTCATCCGCTACAAGATTTATAGTACCGCTAGCTAAGTGCTTTAAAAATTCAGGATAAACTAAGTTAGCCATTTGTTAAATAGGGTTGTTTGATCTGGCTCGCCTATTGTCAGTTGTATTTGACGCAGGCTGGTCCAGTTGTAGGTAGCTTAATCTTGTGTCTGTATATCGATCGGATACATCATACCATAGCCTATTGATGTCTGCCGCGATATTGTCGTATGCTAGCATGCTAGATCCGACCCTAAACTGCCACCCTCTGTTTAGCGACTCTAAAGCTATTTCTTTAGCTTTTTGATACTTAGCTACTTTCATAGCTAATCGGCCTATAAGGTTATCTACAGATACACCGAGATCACCTAGCTGCCTTCTTGTCCCAGCTAATACGTATTTATAGTACTCTCTATCTTCCATCAGATCTAATATAGTACTGCAAAGCACATATTGCTTTGCTGCATAAGGTATTGTATCTAAAGAGAAAGACCTGCCTAGCTTTTCCCATAACCAAATACTATTCTTGAATAGTAATGCTCCGATGTAGTCTTCCGAATATACATCGGCTATCTCTCTTATCTCTCTCTTAACAGTCTGTATGCCGTAGATCTCAGGGTATAACTGTGTATTCACAGAGTACTGTAGATTGCCACCATACTCATCCCCTTCTAAGGACGTTATGGAGTCCGTGAGATTTATTTGAACACCTAGATTCTTAGGTAGTGCTCCATCAAAAGTTACAATAAGCTCGGTACCAGATCCAGTAATGGTGTAGTTAGGAATAACACCGGTACCAAAATCTCCATTCTGTGATAAGTAAGCTGTATCATTCAGTAATGGGAATAAGGATACATCAGCCCAAGTCGAGTAATCAGCTCCTGTATTAAGAGCCTTACTGAAAGTAAACCGTATGGTGCTGTCGCCTGTTACCGTGGGAGCTATAGCGTGTGAAAAATTCTTAGGTCTTGTCTTTAGTATAGTAAACTCTAGACCTATAGCCTTTAAGTTAGTAGGTAAGAATAAGTCACCTTCAAGGGTGAGGTTAGATACTTCTTTTTCTACAGTAGTATCAATTTTATATACAGTACTTCCAGTTGCAAACTCTATCGTTATAGTAGTAGTTAGAGTCTCTGTATCAGAGGCTACCAAACTATATCCCAGCCCTTGGTCTGTACCAACTACAATAATCCTGTATTGAGTATTACTCTTCAGATTAAGGCTAGGTAGAAGTAATATTTTTGTATCACTCTCTGTGCTTGCAGAGACGGTTAGTGGTACAGCTGTGTTGCTATCTATATCAATTAAAGAAAATACATTAGGTGTTAAGCTACTAGAGCTTATAGCCTTATTGAACGTTATAGAAACAGACTTATTAATAAAGTAGTCTGTTGCACCGTCAGCTGGAGTACTTGTTGTAACTGTTATAGCCACTTATTACTTAAGGGGTTCTAGTAAAGTATCAGGACAAAGGGAGTTCTTATGTAAGTCTTGCAATAGCTTCAGAACCTTCTCTCTGTTCTTATATGCAGTTTCCTGCTTTATACAATATTTTGCAACTTCCTTAGCAGTCCAATTTCTGTCTCTACCTGTCTTTAAGAGCTTTCTAAAGGCTGGCATGGACTTGGACTTTGGATCAGCTGGCTCTAGGCCGTAGGCCCGGATAAGCTGCCAGTATTCCTCTAAGACTGACTCCTGTCTATCTAGTGGAGGTACATAGACATCTCCTTCTAAAAGAAGACCAGAGTTCAGCGCGGTTTGGATTATTTCCTCTTGATCAGGGGTGAGGGTGCTTGGTACCACCGTTGTATAATTTTTTGGAGTTAACCAAATAGAGCCTACACCAAAAAACGTCTCACTCTTTAGATTAAGTGAAATAGTTTTACCTTTTACAGACGACACAGGCTTCTCACCGCCCATGACTGCTGCTATGTTCAGATTTTTGATCGAATCGTCAACTTTATTAGGTTTATTCTTAGTCATAACAATCAGAATTAAAAGAGAGCTAGCCAGGACGACCCCGGCTAGCCCTTGACCTTACTCAAGGTAGCGATTTTTGAAGTAAGATCGTTTGGCTGTAGGGCCTTTCGGCACCATACAGCGCGGTCCTACCGGTTTGGCCGGTATATTTCATTGCTTTATATTATTGCGGACTACGTGTCCTATCATTTTTTTGACTACTCTGATACATCAGACGCTTGAAACTCCGTTATTGTCTCGTGTACAAAAGCTGATACAACAGGAGCAGGCTCTGGTTCACCCAAGTATATGTAGGTCAGTACCCTTATACCAGGAGCAACTGACGTGGTATATACCGTAGGTAAGTTGCTACTGTCTATATCTATATTAGACGACTGAGGTTCTATCTCTTTAGAGATAGATGGCGGTGTTCTGAACTGCCTGACTACTATGTTAGTAGCAGCTACGTTAGTTCTTACACCAGTACTATTTACGATACTAGTGCCTGTATCGGTAGTTCCTATTGTAAGGTTGCTAGTTTGCGTTTCTACAGAAACGTCTACAGTTTGCTCTATTGGCGTAATTACTACCGTCGCCTCGGGCATGGATGCTATAGCCATAGTAGGTGTTGCTGTGACTGGAGTTACACTAACGTCAAATAGATTACTTTGTATATACCCAGCAAAGCACACAAGATCTTCCTGATAATCTCCATTATCCGTATTTAATCCTGTGTCGCCAAAATAAGTAATATAGTCGGTAGCCTTCGATATTATCTCTGCGTTGCTATCAGCGTAGTAAGTTTCTTGAGCTGCCTGCCTAGCTATAGGCAGAGCTGCTGTTATAACTTTTTTGTATGTTGGGTACCAATAAGCATACTTTGTGGAACTTACAGGGTAGAATTGAGTAGGGAAGTTACCTAAGTCTTCTCCACCTGTCATAAGTTGATCTTCCTGCTCTTCTGTACCTCCTCGTCCCCAATTGCTGAGAGAAGGGTCACCTAAGTATCTTGACTTGGCTCCTCCCCAGAAGTCGAACACTTCAGCTATATTAGCTGTCTGACCAGTAGCCAGTCGTATAGTATTCCCAATTCTAAATTCACCTGTAGCATTTTTTAGATTAAGTACTATAATAGACATACCATAAGTGCCAGTACCCCACTCTGGATTATGGTAATACATGTATATTGTACCTTCTCCGCCTGTGCTAAGGTTAGTCAAAGGCAACTGACTAGACATAGATCCTATAGCCGCCTTGAAAGTGTTACAAGCTTCTACTGTACCTAAAGAAAGTACTATAAATCTTCTTGTAGCGCTTGTTCTACCGTCCAACCAGCCTCCCTTCATAAGGATACTACCTGACGTATCCTTAGACATTTCAGCTAAGCGTAGGCCATAGGTGTTTGTTGGATCTTCATTTAAAAGACACTTAGACATAAGATAAGTGCCTAATACAGAAGCTCCTTCCTCCCAAGGCCGCCAGTGCCATAGAGTATTAAGGCAAGCTCCTTGGTTACAAGGAGTTAGTGCTTGGGTAGCTCTTATTACTTCTGTACCGCCTGGGTATAGAGTCTTATTTAGAAAATGGCTAGATGGTTGAGCCAGGTTATAGGTTGTTCTATTTTGTATGTGTGTTTTTAGCTCACTATCTGCATAAAACTCATACAAGAAGGCTGCTACCTCATAGGTTCTACCTGTAGCTCTAGGGGAACCCCAACTAGCTATGCTACCACTTGGGCTATCTGACCGGTTAGCATGTATCCAATATTTTGAATACATCTTAGCATACTCAAGGCTAAACCAGTCCATGGATATAAGTCCTTGAAGAATAAACATTTTATTCGTAAAGTGTTCTTTATCAGGACCATATATACTACCATAAGTACCTACAGCTATAGGTAAATCGTTAGTGCCTAACTCCCTAGAGAACCCGCCTAAGCTAAAGTATCCATTTAAGTAGAAGTAGGTGCCGTTCCATACAGCGCAGCCGTTACTACCACTAGTTCTTAAACTATTAGGAGGGACAGGTTCGCCATCTGTACCATAGAACCAGTTATGTCTAGTCGACTGCTGCCTAGTGCAGAATTCAAGAAAAGGTATCCAGTTGTAGTTAGTGGTGGACATGAAAGGCCAACCACGTAAGCCGAAAGCATAATCCCTTACTCCATGCGTACCAGTTTGTGTGTTATTAGGATTAGTGCTTATAGTAGGCCAGTTATAAGGTGATCTTAGGGCTTTTATTGGATTCTGGAGGATATTCAGCAGTGTGTTACTGCGATTAAGAGCGTCCTCGTCAGACGTGATATAGTCAGGTCTGGCAGGCATTACACCAGTTATAGGATAGTTATCCTTCCAGTCCTCTGCCATAGCCAGGATAGGATTGTTTAGCTCAGCGGCTACTGTAGGTGTATCTCCATAGCACAAGACACCTTTATAGCAATGGGATATACCCATCGGCAGCCTAGCGTCTGTACCAACTGGATTAATCAGTGTATACAGTCTATCTGTCTGAGCTAACTGGTCTATACTAGGTATCTTGTAATCTTCCCATCTTATTTTTGATCTAGCACCTGTAATTCTTAGTGTTACAGGCTGAGATAGAGAAAATAAAGGATCTACTCCCTGAGAAGTAGACATACCTGAGTAGAAACGGTAGTAACCGAATCTAACAAAGAAATTGATGTATTTTGAGTAAGCATTCAGGTCTAGTACTAGATCCATCCATAAGTACTTAGTCTGAGGATTGCTATTCTCTGGTAAGTGTGTAAAATACCGATAACGACCATAATGGTCATTACCTTGAGCGCCTTCGATCCTTAAAGTAGGATCTGTGAAGAAATTGACTATTGGAAACTGATAAGTACTACCTTGTATAGTAAATGATATACTTGTACCTAATAGACCTGTCAAGGTCTCAGTATCCAGGCCGAAAGGTATAGGTGTACTAGTTAAAGCTTTGTTTATACCAACAGTCTTCTCTTCATTAGCTTCAAGGTCAGCTCTAAATGACACTCTAGCATATTTGACAGCACCATTATCCCATCGTACCCCTTGAGGGTACCATTGAACCTCTTGATCCGAAGAGCCAGCTATTGCGTTGCTGACTACTAGTGTATCAGATTCTTGTAGGTTATATGCCCTGCTGAAGGGAACGCCTAGCGTTACGATACCAGTTCTAGCGAAAGAAGTGGTATTTTTGATTTTAGCTGTTGCCATAAGTGTCCTGAAAAAGAGAAGGGGCCGGCTACTATTATGTAACCGACCCCTAATAATAGTTACCTAGGTGAATAGGCCACTCTAATTATTCATTAGAGAGGGTTACCTACGTAGCCTTCGTCACCACTCAACTGGGTGGATCCGAAAGATCCAGTAGTGTACTGTACACTAATGCGATCAGCAAAGTCAACACTCTTGGCGATCTTAATGTTCTTAAGTACACCAACGGCGCGACCGTCGTTCTTGATAGCGAGGCCGTAGCGCTCGCGGAACTTCATACGCATGATGTCCTTGGAAGGATCATTCCACTCATCAGACGTGACCTCCTCGTCAACAACTATGATGCCAAGTTCATTGACGTCACAGAGTACGATGTCCGTAGTGTTATTGCTAGCAGTGAAGGACATGAAAGGAGATACAATTATGTTGAAGTTGGTTGGGAACAGGGTTGGAACACGGGTGAACGTGCTCGCGATGTTCTCAGGACTAGAAACATAAGTATTCTGATTGAGCATGGTCTGAGACCACTGAGGCGCATTACCTGGCCGGCCCTGTGGCATCTGCCAGAGCATGGATTGGTTACCATGAGTAAACCCGAACAACCGGGACATACCCTCCTCAGCAAAGATACGCCAAGCAAACGGATGCATGATTAAGGTATTTGGTATAAACCCGTCATCAACCATTGTGCTCCAGGCCTTGAACATATCGTCCAAGGTAAGCGTACCATTATATACACCAGACGCATTACGACCAGTCGCGCTTGGGTAAGCGGTATCGGAGTTATCGATAAGGGTCGTGGCGTTGTTGATTATAAGGTTAGCAACCTTAGTCTCCTTCAAGCGAGCTAAAGCTCTACCAGCCGCCCGGATATTCATGGAAATAATGTCAAACTGACTGTACCGGCGTTGCTCTTCGGTAACCTGAACTGCGATACCGGACTTGCCTATGATACATTCGGTCTGTCCACCCATTTCCATCGTACCAGATGGATACTCTTGGCCTTCAGCAAGGTCAGAAGCAGCAGCAGCGAGAGCACCGAACGCAGGGAACGAAACTCTTGTACCAGCACTGAAATTGACTCGGCTCATTAGCGGAGTAAGGACTAGATTGGGCTCAATAGCCTCTCTAACCATGTTACTGAGGACGCGAGGGATCAACATCGGGTGGTCCGTGCTGAAATTGTCACGCATCTTAGCAGTAACCTTTACGTCCTTGTCCAATAGCTCGTCGAGAGTTACTCTCTCAGACGCACCATCGACGCGGCCGTTGGAGGTCCATACTTTCTTAACCTTGGCTAAGTTAGCACGGTCCTTCTTGGTCTTGGGATCATCCTCAAAGCCTAGGTCATCAGAAGCGTCTTGCTTCATGTCCTGGATAGCCTTGTTCATGTCCAATAGGACTTTCTTCAGATCCTCGTCCTTGAACACTTCAAAATTTGATTCGTCCATATATTCTCCTTAGAGTCGGATTAGAAGGGTTAGACCCCAATAGTCTTTGTTAGCGTCCGCTCTAGCTCCGAGGTAGAACGCAGGGATGCCCTTAGTGCCTGAACCGGTTAGGTTAAAGCCAGGAACAGTCTGGATCTTGGAGAGGTGAGCAAACTCGGTATTCATCGCACTGTTAATGGTGAAGTCCGTTATTTTGTCAGCAAGGCGGTCACCCTGTGACGTGCTGGAACCACCGGTTCCAAGCTTGATCTTACGGAGGCAGCGACCAACAATACGATCCTGGATATCCGCGTAGCTAGAAAGAGCGCTCCAACGAGCGTATCTACCAGCCAAGTGAAGACCAGAAAGGTGGGTATTTGTCGCACCAGAGCCGTGCTGGTTACCAGTACCAAGAACGATTACGTCACCAGACTCAATCGCCCACTCATCAGAGTTAATAGCAGGTACTTGAATTACATAGTCAGTTACAACGCCTACGGCCGTGTTACGGGTGTAGTTCGTGTATCTGCTCTGTAGAATAAAGCTATAAACAGGCTGGTAAGCAACACCAAGAGGCTTGACGCGGCCAACGGCGTGAGAACCGGAAGCAGCGGGGAGACCCCAAGTATTTGACTCACCGATCTGGAAGAGACCACGAGCGTCTACTAAACCAGTACCCATTACAGCAGGAACCAGCTTACCAGCTGCTACTGCATTACCACCGGTAACCATACCTACTATGGTACCTGGCTCAACCACGATTGGATCGTGATGAAGCTCATCAATTCGTGTATAGGCTAGGCCCGTCCAAGCTTCTCTAGCAACAGCACCATCGACAGGTCTAACACCTTCGCATAGTTCGTTGTAGTAAGGCCGATTGACGTCATAGCCGCGAGGAATTCTAATCGCCATAAATTAATCTCCTAGTCCTAGGGTTTCTGCAAGCTTATCACTGGCCCGCTTAGAACCTGTAGTCTTTTTGGTCTCTTTGACCTCTGGTTTTCCGCCTTTGGCTATTACAGGAGAAGTTACCTTGTCCTTAGCCAATAGATCACCAGTCTCAGTTATCTTGGTATCTACAGTAGTTTGATTCAACTCTTGTAGAATATCCTCAATAGAATCTTGTAGAGATTCGATGCTACGAGTAGCAAGCTTCTCTATATAAGCATTTTGCTTATCTTTTGTATCAAGATCCTCTGAACCTGGCTTCTTTAGACGGATTTTGATGCTGGCTAGTGAAACCGCGAGGCTTTTGGCCATCTTGGTCTGCATAGCTGTCGCATCAGTAGTTAGCCTTTGAATCTGGCTGTCCTTGCCTTCAAGCTGCTTCTTGAGGTCAGCAGCAGCCGTCTCGGCAGTGGAAAGCTGATCTTTAAGGCTTTTGACCTGTGTCTCAAGGTCAGTTAACTTTTTCTCATCCATTGTAGCTTCCTTTTTAGATTGCGTATCTAAATTTTTAGCCTTTTCAAGATTTTGCCCCACACCTTGGACTCCCGACTCAATGGCTTTAACAGGATTAGGGACATTAGGCGTCACCTCATCTGCATTGGGCTGATCAGAAGACAGAGCGTGCTTGAGCTTGTCTGCAACTGCGGGGCTTACCGCAATTACTGTCTTTTTGATGGTAGATGTTTTCTTTCCATTCAAAAGACTCAGTTCACCGTCCTCATCACAAAGCACGAAATTTCGAACCGATTCTTTCTTGCCTGTGATTTGGCTAGTAATAACTTTCTTATCCCAGTCGTCCTTTGAGTCGGTCCAACTGAAATTGGTTAGCTTGGCTGGAGGCTGAGCGGGTACGTTTACGAAGCTGGTCTCATTATAGGTCATTGGACCTGTTATAATGTAACACAGCTTACCATCTCCTTCCTCTCCATCGCTATTATATTTACGGCCTGGTAAGTGCTCGCACTCCATTATGGAGTCACCGCAGTTAGAGCAAAGATAAACTGGGGAGCTGTGGCCGGCGGATACACTGTAGTATCTAGAATCCAAAATTTTGCTTATAGCGTCAGGATCCGTTATCAAGGCTGTAATAGTGACAACACCAGAGCCCTTACTACCTACATTATCAGGACTTAGGTAGTCGTACTCGAATTGCTCACCATACTTCAAGGGTGTGTATCTTGCATCAACAACCCTGCCGATTGGATCTGACAGATCATCGTGATGCCTAAGTATTGGTTTATCATACTCAGAAGTACCACCACGTTCCTTTGAGATAAAGGATTTGTATCCGTCCTTTACGAACTTACCAGGATAGACTCTCATGTTAGTCAGAACGCCGGAGTGAGTGGCGTCTATTTCTACACGGAGCTTGGTCCCCCGGTCACGTCGGAGCATCTCCCCTGCATCGGCTTTATAGCCTTCTGGAATGGCTTGCTCAACAACGATAGAATCTTGGAAGTTCAAATTTTTTAGTGTCATTGCTTAGTAAAGCTCAAAAAGTAAGTTGCGTTGTCTGAAGTAGGTATGAAATTTTTATATATCAGCTCAGATATATCCAAAGGAACCCTTTCTTCAGAGTCAGGATTTACCAAGTCAATAGTTTTGCTACCTACTTTTTTTGCTAATTTTATAAAACCAAATCTTTCTGCTGTAATAAGCTGATCTGATATCAATAAACTGATACTATTACCTAAAGTGTTTAAAGACGTTAGTATAGAACTTATATCTAGGTTATTTGAGGCGTCTCTCTTCAACAAACCAAAAATTTGATCTTTATATGGATTTATTGTCTTCCAGAAGGACTTCGTTATAAAATTACTATAGAACCTATCTAATGCTCTTTCGCCTACCTCTTCAAAGTCCAAATCATCATCTGGGTTGTGAAGTAAGTGCTCTTTCTTAGCTTTATTGTACCCTTCGTTTACATAATCAGGTACAAATGATTTAGATAGGTCAGTGCTAGCCTTTACAAACTCTCTAAAGTAGTCTTCTATCTCTATTTGACCTGTATTAGGATCTTCTAGAGCGTTTATTATCAAATTTCTAGTACTTGTGAAAAGATCCTTCACTTTATCAAGATAATCATTGGCTTTAAACCGGCTCTTAGCTGGTTTTGTGCCACTTTGATTAGTAGGCTGTCCTTTGTTCTTGATAGTGTTAGAAACAGATCTAGTGCCTAAATCAGAGCCTCCAGTGGCTGCCGCTCTAACTGCACCTTGAGCACGTACAATCTCTTTCTGAGCTTCGGTCTCATGACGCATATGGCAGTCATTCTTGTCCTCATCGGACATAGGCTGTCTGTTGAGATAGGACTTACGGAATTCTCCAGCAGAAATAGTGTTACCCATGTACAGCTGTAGGCCGTGATTCTGTGAAGCTCTCTCTTCTTCTCTATCTATGGTTGGGAATGTGAATCTAACCATGTTCTCTTCTAGAACATCGAAAGCACCTTCTAATAGAATAGGAAGTATGATAAAACTAGTTATGTGGTCACTAAGTACCTGCTGATAGTCTTTAGCAGAATCTTGTAGACCTTTGTTCAGATTTGTGGCTGTGCCTCTGCTGAAACCGCCGCCTCTACCTAAATCCAAGGGAGACAAGCGTAAGCCTGCTATTACACGAGACTCAAAATACTGTAGATAAGGGGATAAGTCTAAAGCAGCCCCTTCCTTGCTTATAAGCTTTACTTCGTGTCTCTCGCTAGTAACTACATATCCCTGCGCTGGGAGATTAGCTACATCTCCCGTAACCTCATCTACCTCATCACCACCACCATCATATTGGATAGCAGGTCTGGTTTCAGTACCTACCTTGTAGTGATAGAGAGGGAAAGCCTCTTTAGAGGCGACTATGATAGCTACTTCCTCTAGCTTACGTAAAGCTCTGATGTCATCTAGTACAGGAAGAAGGTATGGTGTGCCAAAGGTGAATCCTGTGCGCTTATCTACTGTTATATGAACAACATCCTCTGGAGGATACATCTTTTCGACGTCAATATCACCATCGTCAATATGTTGCTTCCAGCGCTTAGGAGTTCCCCATTTATCTACCTGTACTTCCATGGTGGTAGGGTCGCCTACGAATATACCAGCTATAGGCTCAAGTTCTTTGCCGTAGACAGTGATTGGCTTACCACTAGACCTTTTTGCATCTCTTCTAAAGATGATAAAAGCATTATGGTAGGTAATTAGATTTGTTACTACTTCTCGTAGCCACTGCTCAGTAGTAATGCCGGTTATAACAGATATCTCAAACAGCCTCTGTCTGACATAAGCTGTCATGGCTTCATCTAAGCCAGTAATCTGATACCCTTCTTTAAGAATCTGCTCTCTATGCTTACGAATAGATTGGTTTATATAAGGCTCTATGTCCGCGGCCCTTGCTACTTCAGCAAGATCATAGATGGGAGGTACGAATCTGGATCTATTAGTTCTGTAATCACCAGAACCTTTAAATTCATAACCTCTAACCTTACCTAGTATCTTTGGGCGTGCTTCTAAGGCTTTTTGTATCTCTTGTCCTCTAGAACCGGATACAACCAGTTTAATGTCTTTACCTTGGATTGGATTTGTGATATATACTGGATTAGCCATTACTAAACACTTGTTCTATAGAAGAAGTTAGATTTTTGATCAACTGTTCAATTTTCTGCTCTTGATCAGGATCGGTACAGCGCGGCTGATTCTCACTATTTTGCTCAGAGGTTATTCCGAAGTTAAATTTTAGGTTGTCGCTAGTCTGGGGTCTTATGGAAGGGAAGTGCTTAAGCTTATCTTCTTCACTAATGTTTAGGTTTGGAGCTACAGAGCCTAGAATAGAGAATATAGCTTGGTCTATATCAGAGTTTGAATCAGAAATTTGATTATTTATGGATACAGTAGAATTTCTTTCACATGTGTTAGCTAGATCTAGTCTAGCTGCTAAAACTTCCAATATTCTTGCTATACCTAGTAAGTGTCTTCTATCTGCTGCTATCTTCCATGATCCTGATACACCAGTACCAAAATCGCCTATTATAGAGCTTATCTCTTTTATCAAGGCATTAAGTTCATCAAATAACACTCTAACAGAATGCATCAAGGCCCAGCCCAGTGTAAACATACCACTGCACGCTGGTAGGTTGTCAAAATCTACAGTAAAGGCTTTTGTTACTTTGTGAGCTATTTTATAATAGAATTGATTTATTTGAGCTGCTATTTCAAACAAAGCATCCTGCATCAGGTTAGCTAAGAACTTAGTTACAATATTTTGAATTCTTACTAGTTCAGCTGATAGATTGGTAGCTAATATTCTTAATAGGCTGGCTATAGTATACATTAGGTCTGGTTTGCCTATAGCTCCAAAGATCTGAACTAAACAGCACAGGTCTCTATCTGTAAGTTGATAGTTGAACGTATTTATGATATCATCATAGAGATCATTACTTGTTTCTTTCAGGGCTCTAGTAGCACTAGCTAATTGTATAAATATCTGACTGTGCTTCTTACCCTCCTCTCTAAAGATATCATTTTCTTGTTCTTGCTGGGGGCTGTAGTGTTGTTTTATGGATTGGAACTTTGGTGAGAATAAATGCGATGTATTTAAAGCTCCTCTGACTGTCTGTTGATTCTGTGCTACGTGTAAGTAGCCTACCCAATGGTCTATCGTTAAATGGCCTCCAAGCCTATCTAAGCCACCATAGCGTCGGTAGTACTCTGACACATAGTTGACTATATTCTCTGAATCCTGGAACTCCTGGCTCTTTTTAAGCTCATTATAGTCCAGGCCTACTGTCTTCAATGCTTCGGCCCGCTTAGACTCTGACTCAGATAGATCTATCACCTGTTGCTCTACAAGAGGTGTGGATAAATTTGCATTCTTGAGAATAGATATGATTCGTTCTGCTTTTATACCTATTTCCAAGAATAAAGCTATACCTGCTGGTATCTGAGCTGTCTGCACTCCCTTAGCTGCTTGTTCTACTGATAAAGCTTGAAATATGAGTGTTTGAAAGGGTGATATAGTAAGCATACCAATAATTGTAGTTACTATACCATTTTG